AAAGAACGGGTACTTGAATGTTTTGAGCAGGATATACGAACGACTATAATGGATTGTAAAAAGATATTTGATGACTGGGATGCCTTGCCAGAGGAAGTAAGATTAATCATGGCAAATATGATGTTCAATCTCGGATATCCAAGATTTTCCAAATTTAAATTAATGATACAGGCTGTTAGAGATGGCGAGTGGATTGAAGCTGGCAATCAGATGAAAGATTCTAGATGGTACAAACAAGTAACCAATAGAGCAGATAGATTAATTCATAGAATGAAAGGAGTACCATTACATGTCTGAAAAAGAATCAAGAAAAGTTAAACAACAAAAGTTAATAGCAAAAATTTCACAGATGAAACTAAATTTAGGCAAAGACCCTAAATTATCTGACCAAGATTTACAAAAACAAAAAAACCAAATAAAGAAACTTGAAAAACAACTTCGAGGTATGGAAAAATTTAATATTATAGGTTCAGCAAAAGAAACACTTCAAGATTTTGCTGAATTTTTTGGTAAAAAATCTAAAAAATCTAAAGAATCTAAGGCTATAATGGACTTGCCAACAAACGCACCTAGAACTAAAGACGTATTTAAAACAAATGTTAAGGCTGAAGAAGGCGGTAAAGTAAGAGGCAGAAAAAGAGGTGGAACACAATTAGGCGATTTAGATAAAGATGGCAAAATGTCAGGCTATGAGAAAGTAAGACAGAAAGCTATTGAAAAATCTATGGCAGCCCAAAGAAAAAAATAGTGGCTCGTCGAATACCAAGAAAAAAGGGGCAGCCCGCAAGGTCAAAGAAACATAGTGACCTGTATACTGATGAAAACCCTAAAGGTACAATTAGGGGATTAAAATTTACTACAGCCGCTGACGCTAAAGCATCAGTAGCTAAAATTAAAAGGTCAAATAGGAGTCATGCTCATAAAACGCAGGCTGCTATTGCAATGGAACAAAGAGCAAGAGTTGCTGGCAAAGCTGGTGCAGCTCGCATTTATAGAGCATTTATTGAACAACAAAAACGGATAACTAAACGTAAGAAGAAATAAATGAACTATATAACAAGTAATATACCTTATTTTAAGGTATGGGTTCGTAGAGAATATACGACCAATTTTCAGCGATACCATGGAGAGTTTTTACATGGTATGGCTATAGCAGTAACAACCTTACCAATGAAAACATTAAGTTTTCAGATATTGTTTACAGGTTGCGATGAAGAAGAGAATGTACACGGGGGTGCTATGTGGGCGAGAATGCCACTAACTGCCCTTGTAGGAGATACACCATATGATGAATGGGCAGAACCTATGCCTACATATCTGGCTCAGCCGTGGGATTGTCAATCGCACCATCATTCGGTTTTTGTATTGAATAGAGCAACGCCTTGTCCTTGGCAAGCAAAGATAGATAATCAGTTTTATCCGGCAAAGTATTATTTTACTATTGACTATACGGATACTGAAGTAGCTGATGACCCTGCACAACACAAACAAAGTCATGTGTTAGAATTAATGGATGCAGGAAAATGGACAGGTAATATAGTTGCGTTACCGAATAATCGTGTAAGGGTGACAAACCCTGCATGGTTTGTAACAGGTGAAGGTCCACCTGATTTTGTACCGAGTCAATGGACTCATCACTCAAAGCAAGACCCCAACTATGTTGAGGATACTGCTAGAGTATTTAATAATTTATACGCTAAGGAGAAATGATATGGCGATGCATGGTAAGAAAAAAGCTAAAGGTATGGCAAGAGGTGGAGCAAAGATGAAATCCAAAGGCTATGCTAGAGGCGGAATGAAGTCAAAAGGAATGGCTAGAGGCGGTTCTAAAAAAGCAATGACATTGGCACAGATTAGGTCAATGGCTAAAGCTAAAGGTTATAAATTGGTTAAAGTGTAATGGCAGCAAAGAAGAAGAAAAAATCTTCGTCTAAGCCAAAACCTACTAAACCAGCTTTATGGTCAAAAGCAAAAGCTGAAGCAAAGCGTAAGTTTAAGGTATATCCTTCAGCTTACGCAAATGCTTTTGCTGCAAAACGATACAAAGCAATGGGTGGTGGCTGGCGTTCGTCATGATTGAATTTGTGCTATATGTTTACATTGGCACAGTAATTCAAAACAACACTCAAGCATTTGCAAATATTAACGATTGTAAATATTTTGCAGAAAGGATGAATAATCAACCTCTTGTCCCTAGCAACGACGGCAAGACGAAACATAAAATAGTTGCAGTTTGTTTACCTAGAGATAAAAAATAAAAATATGTTAGACCCAATAACTTTGTCGGCTGCTGTCTCAGGGGCAACAGCTGCCTATAACGGTATCAAAAAAGCCATTATGTTAGGCAAAGAGATTGAGGATTTATCCGGTGAGTTAGGTCGTTGGATGTCAGCAGTTAGTGATGTTGACAATATCCACAAAAACTCTAATAATCCATCAACCATAGACAAGTTGTTTAATGGTTCGATTGAACAAGTTGCAATAGAAAGTTTTTCTAGTAAGAAGAAGTTACAAAAACAAAGAGAAGAACTAAAAAACTTTTTAATTGCACATTATGGAGTTCAAGCATGGGACGACCTGATACGCGAAGAAGGGCGTATACGAAAAGCTAGAAAGGAAGCTGTATATGCTAGGCAAGAAAGAAATAGACAGATACGAGATTACACCATTATTGGTATAGCCTGTTTAGTAGGGGCTAGTGCAGTAGGGTGGATAATATGGATAATAAGTCTTTCTACTTAGCATTATTAGGTCTTTTTGTTTTATTTTATCTTTTGCTAGGCATAAGTAAAGCAAGAGGCGAAGAAAAACAAATGACAACTTGTCGATTAGCAAGTCATTTGTTAGAAGGGGATACTAGAATCTGTATATTCGTTGGAGCAAATCATACACAATATAGAGAGTATGTGCCGTATGATGCAGGAGAATGTCCAAGAGAATATCAGTGTCCTTATAGACCAAATGAAAAACCTTTTGATTTAAAAAGTGTAATCAAAAGTATAAAAGACCAATTTAGAAAGTGAGCGTAAATGGCATACAAAGGCGGACTAAGAAAATGGTTCAAAGAAGATTGGCGAGACGTAGCAACAGGGAAACCATGTGGGCGTAAATCGGCTGCTAAATCAAAGAGAAAATATCCAGCGTGTCGTCCGAAAGCAGTTGCGGACAGGATGTCCAAAGGACAAAAATCTGCAGCCGTCCGTAAGAAACGAAAAGCCGGAAATCCCGGAGGAAAACCCACAAGTATTAAATGGTCCGTATCACCCTCTGGACGCAGGCGTAAACAAGTACGAAAAAAGAAATGACTAAACGTAATTACAGAAAAGAATATGACCGATATCACAAACGTCCTAAACAAATAAAAAGAAGGGCATCACGTAATCAAGCTAGAGCTATTATGGCTAAACGTGGAGTGGTAACTAAAGGTGATGGCAAAGACGTACATCATACAACAGGCAATCCAATGAACAATAAAAAATTGTCTGTAAAATCAAAGAGTAAGAACCGTTCTTTTGCCAGAACTAAAACAGCAAGAAAGAAGAATAAACGTGCGTAAAGAACTAACAGAATTACAACAAAATTTTTTAAACAATCTATTTGGCGAAGCAAAAGGTAATTATGCTAAAGCTATGCGTCTTGCAGGTTATTCAGAAAACACTAATCCACATCATATTATTCAATCATTACGACAGGAGATTATTGAACGTGCTGAACTAGAAATGGCAGCACATGCTCCTAAAGCTGTAATGTCAATGGTAGGTGTTTTAGATGACCCAACAGAAATAGGCACAAGAGAAAAACTATTAGCATCACAACAAATACTTGACAGAGTTGGATTATCTAAAGTAGAAAAGATAAATGTAGAAACCAACAAACCTGTCGGTTTATTTGTTTTACCTGCAAAGAAAGAAGAGGATGAACCACTACAATAGTTTAAAAGGACCTACTGTCCCTTGGGGATACAGACAGTCTGATAAAAATAGTTATGTTTTAGAACCTATTGAAGAGCAGTTGGACGCTCTGGAACAGGCAGAACAATATTTAAAACAATCATCTTACAAAGAAGTAGCTAGATGGTTAACAGATTATACAGGAAGAAAGATTACTTCTATGGGTCTGTGGAAACGTATAAAGAAAGACAGAGCCAACAGAAGAAGAGATGGTCAACGAAAACGCTATACCACCTCGTACGAAGCTGAAAGCAGCGTCGAAGCCTAAAAGCAAACGAGGAACAAAAGTTAGGTCTGCTAAGATGAAGTTGCGTCATACGCAACGACAGTTGCAAAATCTAACAAAAGATGATATAATTCAGGATGAAGCATATTTTAAACCAGATGCTACATCAACAAGTGAGCAACCGGAACAGGAAATACTATTTAAGCCTAATCCCGGTCCACAAACAGAATTTTTAGCTGCACCTGAAAGAGAAGTATTATATGGTGGGGCAGCTGGAGGGGGCAAGACTTATAGTTTAATTATTGACCCTTTACGTTATTGTGGTAACGGTGCAACAAATGCATTGATACTTAGACGTACAAATGATGAACTAAGAGAGATTATACATAAATCTCAAGAAATATATCCAAGGGCTTTTCCGGGTGCTAAATGGCAAGAACGAAAAAGTCAATGGACGTTCCCTTCGGGAGCACGTGTATGGATGACTTATTTGGAGCAAGAAAAAGATGTTTTACGTTATCAAGGTCAAGCTTTTACATATATTGGTTTTGATGAATTAACGCAGTATCCGACACCTTATGCTTGGGATTATTTACGCTCACGTCTTAGAACGGCAGATGCCTCGTTACCAGTCTACATGCGAGGCACAACAAACCCCGGAGGTCCGGGACACAGTTGGGTTAAAAAAATGTTTATTGACCCCTCTGTACCTAATAAAGCATTTTGGGCAACAGATATTTCAACGGGTGAAACACTTAGAT